CGTGAGGGCCGCCGCCGTCCATGCGGCCGGCATCTGAATGGCCACAAGCTTACCAGCGCCAAGTTCAACCACGCTTGAAAGAGACGCCCCGTTTGCGATCAGGGCAGTCTGCGTGATCGGTGTGCCTGACGTAAAAGCGGCCATAGCCTAGCTCCCTGAACCTTTGAAGATATCCAGCACGAAGCCTACCACAATGGAGAAGACGGCTGCCATGCCCGCGTAGAGTGGAGCTACCACGGTCTCAAGTTTTGTCAAGCGGCCAGTTACATCCCTGATGTCGTTTTCAGCTGCGTCAGTTCGGCTGTTGACGTTAGCTCCTTCCATTTTGGAAATCTTGTCGCGGGAATCATTGGCCACTTCCCACAAATCATTTACTGATTTATCGATGCGGGATGTCCGTTCATCGATCCGGGCCAGCATTGCTTCGATAGAGTCGGACATATTTTTCCCTAAGAAAAAGGGGCGGCGGTTTACCGCCGCCCCTGATCGTATACCCAGAGTATCCCTATTAGGCTCCGGGAGCGCCCCAAATACCGAGTGGATCGGTAACCCCAAAAGAATACCGTTCTCTTGCCTTGTACCGCATGTTGCCCGTGGTGAAGTCACCTTCGTCACCGGTCGCAAGCGGGGTCCGCTGGAAGTGCTTCATGCCTTCCGGGATATCCGTGATGATGTAATACGAGTCCGGGTCGGTCAGGAAGTTGTTGATCCTGAAGCCCTGACGGATCGAGGACATCTTGCGCATCGCGTTGATGTCATTGTCCGCCACGCCCGAACGAAGCTCCGAACCCAGAATGCGGGTCAGGGAGAACTGGAGACCAACGGGAGCGATGATCTTCATCGGCTTCGCATTGATCAGCAGGCCGCGCTCGTCAACCCAGCCGGCAATCTGGATGACAGCGTTTTCGAGCGCCGTTTCCGAGACGTCCACAGGGGTCGTCTGCGTGTTGCTGTTCGTGCGGCCCGAACGGGTCGGGTGAGCCGTGTTGAACAGGGAGACGCCGTCGCCGGAGAGGTAGGCCGAGAAGCCGTCATTGAGGGGGGTGACAGCCTTGACCTGCTTCGTGTACGCCATGCTGCGGGCCAGCGCCTTCGTGTAGCGCGCCGACAGAGAAGCGTACAGGTTGTCTTCGACCGCTTCTTCCGTGAGAACGAAGCCCATGGCAATCGTCTCGTGGTTGTAGCGAGCCGTCCAGACTTCACCAGCGTCGTCGAAGTGGACTTCGCCACCTTCCGACTTGACTTCAGCCTGACCGAACCCTGCAAGCTTCGTCTCTTCTTCGAAGTTCTTCTTGGAAGAGTACGTTTTGTAGATTTCGGCGTGCTCGTTTTCGTAAGTCGCGTATTCGAGACCGAACAGAGCGTTCAGGCCCGGCACCAGTTCCTTCTGGATTTGTGCGCGAGAGATAACCATTGCTACCTAACTCCTTAGCGGGCCGTCGCGGCGCGGTAGGCGTGAATGCCCGCGTTCCATGCGACATGAACATCAGTGTATGCGTCACCCACGGCAGAGCCGGGCCGGTTCACGAAACCGACAACGCGGAAGGGGAGGGTGTTCGTCGTGGCCGTAGTGCCGTTGACGCCGTGGCTCGACACGCCCGTCAGGGTGTTGGTGCCAGAACCCTGCACAAGAGCGCAGTTCTCCCCGAGCTCAGCCTGCGCAACAGCGCTGTTGGCCTGAGCCTCAAAGATCGCATCCGGGTCATCGACAACCTTGGCGATGATGTCGGAAGCGGTGATGCTTCCGGGATACTGGTTCTTGAAAACCACTTGACCGGTGTTCGGGTCGGTATAGCTGCAACCGACAAACACGCCGATGGGGGCAGAGAGGGAAGTCGTGCCCGTCTCTTTCATCAGGTAGCCTTCGTCCGAGCTATCGCCCGAACCGCCAATCCTGACGACGTCGCCCTCGCCAATGCGAGTCGCGTAAGTGCTGCGGATTCGGAATTCCCGAACCGCGCCGTTGTACGGCCGGCCACCGAGATAGCCAACCGGACGGAACCCCATGGGAGCGGCAGTCGATGCCATACTTTCCTCCATAACGCTCCCCCGGCGTTATGCAGGAAGAGCAGACCTAACCTTCGATGCGTTTCGACGTGGTCGAAACAATTGACGGCTTCAGCAAAGGCATCCGCGCGTCTTGTAGCTTGAGCAGTTGTGACTGCACGCCAGCGGCCTGTTGCTTGGACTGCCGGCTGTAATAGGCACGTCTTTGTTCGACGACGGATTCGGGCATCTTCATGAGCACGTTGTCGCCGACAAGAATTCTGTCTTGGCCTTGACCAGCGTTCGCGAGCGTTCTCGCAATCTCCGGCTGTTCACTCGGCCGAACAATGACCCAGCCTTCACGCATGCGGGCCATGACGTTGCTGACGTCATCGGCCCCCTTGCCGAAACCAACCCTGATCCAGCGGAAGCGCCAACCGGGCTCCGGGTTTGGATCGGGAAGGCTTGCGCGAGGAAGCCACGTAGCAGGCTCCCTAGCTTCAGCTTCTCGCGTGTCTCCCGCGCGCGATACGTCCCGGATGCGGGACACATCTTCATCGGCGAATTCGTCAGCCCCGCTTGCGTCGGGACCAAGGAACCCATCAAGATTCTCATCAGCCTGAACCTCGGGATTTGCGAGGGCGGCGATGGCTTCTTCCCGAGTCGGGCGGGCGTTATTGCTGGACTTGCGCGTCATTTAGAAAATCTCCCTAGCGCACTTGCTGCGATGATTTGGCCAATTCCTTGGCATACCGCTTGACCGCTTCAGATGCCGGAATGTGCGGCATGAGCTCAGTGGCCAATTGTGCTTGAGCCCGCGTGAGCGTGAACTTCTTGGTGCTTGAAGCAGCTTCCCGTTTGGGAGCGGCACCAGAAGAGCGACTCACCGGAGTAACGGTATCAACCGTTTTCTTCTTGGGAGTTTCTTCTTTCCCAGCTGACGTTGCTGGGGCCAAGCCGTAGGCGTCGAGGAGCGGCTTCATCTTTTTGTCGATGAAAGAATAGTATGAATCTGTCTCCGGTGTAAGCCCCCCGGAAATCGCCTCGTTATGGAAGTCGAGAGCGGCCTGAGTCGCCGTGCGATGCTTGGTAAACCAAGGGTTTTTCTCGACCCATTGCTGCGTCTTGGGCTGCACAGTCTGGAGATTGGGCGGCTGGGGAGCCTCGGGAATACGCAGCGGCTGCGCATTCTTGGCGTTGATTTCCTTCAGAACAGCGCGCTGAAGGTCTTCCTGCGCCTTGGTGATCGCCTCAGTGTCACCGGATTCGTTTGCGTCCTTGAGACGCTGGCGGGCCGTTTCCAGCTGAACCGTCGCCGATTCCTGCGCGGCCGTAGCTCCTTTGCTGTGAACGGCGGCCAGCATGTTTTCCAGTTCCTTGGTGCGTTCATACAGGGAACGGGCGTAATTGGTGGCTTCGATACGCGCGCGGGCCTCGGCCTCTTTCGCACGACGCTCGTCATGACGCTGACGGGTAAGGGCAGAAATCCGCTTGCGGGCGGCTTCGCTCTTGATTTGCTTCAGTTCTTCCTCGACCTGAGCGTCGTCGTCCTCATAAGAGGAATCCAGCGGGGCGACAGTGCGGCCCTTGTCTTCGTCCGGCGTGTCGTCGACAACTTCGACCTCAGCTTCGTCTTCGCCTTCCAGAAGCTTTTCGTTCTCGTTTTGTTCCGACTCATCGTCCTGAATATCGACATCGTCGCCATTCCCAGCGAGGGCGATAAGCTCCTCAAGGGTCTCGGGATTGGGCGAGTCTTTCTTTCCGCCACCGGTCGACCCGGTGTGATAGGCGATAGTCGGCATGTGAACTCCAGCGCTTAAATGCGAGTATATTTGGACGGATCAGAAATGACGCCCTCAATGGTGTCGTCATTCATGATTCGAAGCTCAATTCCGTTCAGCGTGGACTTGATGCGCGTCCCGGAATAGGATTTGAAGATAACCCAATCCCCCTCCTTGCAGTAGGGGCCGTTGGGGAAACGACGCTTGTCGGCGTATGCGTCGGGGCCAACCTTGGCCACATAGCCAATGCAGGCTGCAAGTTTTTCTTTTTCCAGAAGATTTGGATCGACGAAGATGCTGCCGGCTTTTTCCTTCAGCTTGGGAAGGACAACCAACAGGCGATAGCCGGAGACTTGAATGTTCTCGACGGCCGTCGAAATCTCATCAATTGCGTGGGATTCGTAGTTGGCCACCGATGAAACCTGCCCAACGGCAGAAGGCGCGAGGGGGCCAGAAAGACCTAGTTCGACAGACATTCATTCTCCTAAGCTGTTTCTTCGTCGGTCTCCATTTCGCTTTTGAGGACATCGATTTGCGATTGAATGTTGTTGTATGCCGAAATTTTTCCCAGCGCAAGCTTTTTGTTGTACGGGAAATCAACGCCTAAATCGGTCGAATAGGCGATGACCGAAGACAGTTTCCGCTGTGACCAGCAAAAAGCGTCGATGTCTTCCAGAGCAATCTCATCTGAGTTTGGATTGGTTTCATTGATGAATTTGTAGGTCGACAGATACGCTTCGCGGGCACCGAGAGCATGGCTCATTTCGAGCGGACCCACGGCCGGGTCACGCGCCAGCTTGGCTTCCAAGCTGTTTGATTTTGTTACGATTTCTTCGATCAGGCGTTTTTTCTTGGTGAACATTACTTGCTCTTGGGCTTAGGCTTTTCCTTGCTCTTCTGCTGAGCAATCTGCCGGCGGCCCCTCTCCTTCTCGCGCTCGATCACGACGCTCTTCTGCATGTCCTTGATTTGAAGGAGCGCGTCGAGAACAAGTCTCTTCTTTTCCAATTCCATCTCACCGTCAATCTCGATGAGGCGAATTGTCGCATCCAGCGCATCCTTCTCGCGCTCGCGCTCAAGCTTGGCTTGGAGCTCGATGGCCTTGCGCTCCTGCTCGCGCTCCCTGACGCCGACTTCGCGCTTCTTGATCTGAATGACGGGGTCTTCTGCAATTCTCTGGGCTTCCTGAGCGGCGTGCTGTTGCTGGCTCTGTTGCAGAACCTGTTGCGCGGCTTGGGCAAGCTGAGGCGCAATAGCGCGCTCAATCTCGGCCGGCAACGGACGATCCGGTTCAGGCAGGGCCTGACCATAGAACTGCTCGATCCGCTGGCGATAGGCGTAGCCGATATGCTCCTGAATATGGGACGCAATAGCCGCCTGAATGGCGGCGGCGTTCGGGCTCTGGCCAATCATCTGCTGGATCATCGGGTCATTCATGGCGGCCATGTGGACCTGAATGTGCGCCTCGTGGTTCTGGTGATCAAAGACCTTGACCGGTGACGTGCTGAGAATCTTGACGTTCTCCGTCACGGGGTCGCACGGCTCGATGTCTTCATCAAGCGGAACAATCTTTTCTGCATTCGGGATTTCCATCGCTTCCAGAAAGCTGCGATGAAGCTCTTTCTGATCGTAGGTGTTCGGCGGGGCGGCCTGCGCGGTGTTGATGGCTTCGCGATAGGCCACAACGCGTTGCGCCATGGAAGAGGCGTTGGCGTCGCTTGCCGGAATGATCTTGAGCGGCTTGGCGAAATCCGCTTGGAAATCGGCCTCAGGATCATCCACATAGCGGTATGCGCCATACTGCTCGACCATGATTTCAGCAATCATTTCGAGCTCGCGACGCAGCGAGCGAAGCATCCCGATCTTGACGCTGTTCTGGATAACCAGCGATTCTTCAAGGATGGCGAGCACGGAACCGACAGGCGCTTCCTTGCCGATGTCGCCGATGGCCGCGTCAACCGAGGACGCAGTTCTGCGGGCCTCCTCGACAATCTTCTCAAGAAGCGCAGCAAGGACTGCGGACGGCTCCTTGAACGGGAGCGGCATGATCGCGTCCTCGATACGCGTCCCGGGGAAGTCGACGTCACGCCATTCACCGGGCTTCAGTGGCTTGTCGTCCCCGCGCACGCGGAACCCGCGAGACTTGAAGCCGGCCGGCAGGTTGGAAAGCGTGCCGGCGTCCACAAGCTGGCGAAGGATTTGTGTGCCGCCCTCGGCCAGACCGCCGATGAGGTGCACCATGCCGATGCCGTAAACCGAATAGCCGGTGATGTACTGGTAGGCCACGAAGTAGCGGCGGCGCTTGTATTTCGAGCCCTCGATCCAGTTGCGACGGACGTTGAGCACTTCAGTCGTCGTCTTGTCGACGACAATGAGATACGGGACGGCCAGACCCGACTCGTTCATCGCGTCTTCCGGAATGTGCAAATCAACATGGAATTCCAGAATTTCGCGCGTTGTCGGAATGGCGTTAGGGGTGCGACCTTCAGCCGCATCCATTTCTTCCTTCGGCTCAGAGCGCTGCGTTGTCTGCGCCATGGGAAGGTTGACCTTCCGCCACATGCCGGAGTCCATCATTGACGCAACTTCAGTGGGGAACAGGTCCTGACGGTGGCAGATGCGCGGGCAGGCATCGATGTCAGTCGTGCCGTATGGCATGACGAGGTCAAGCGGATGGACGTAGCGATCCTCAATCTTCTCGCTGGCCTTGTTGAAATAGACCTTTTTGAAGCCTGAGCCGGACAGGTGCGTCATGAACGAAAGGCGCGACTGCTCGTCCGAATAGCCGGGAACATCGTTGTCGATCACGCAGTTCACTTCCTGCGTAACGCGACGCAGGCGTTTCGTGCTGCCCTTTTTGCCGAATGTTTTCAAATCGGCTTTCGCCGGGCCGCGCGCGGGAGCGAGGTCCTTCACGCTCTTGGCCCATCCGCGCGTGACGGCTTCAAGCAGGACCGGGTGAAAAACGCCGCAGGAATTGGCCCAAGGATCGTTCTTCTGCTCAACCGACATGCCGAGAAGCTTCAGGCCACGCGCAAGCGATTCTTCCCATTCCTTGCGGGTATTCTTGTCTTCGTCGTATTTGCTTACGAGTTCAAGCGCCAGATGGCCGAGTGTGGACTCGTCGAGAACTTCGGCTAGGTTCTGGTCAAACTCTCCGCTGATGTCTTCCTTGTCTTCGTCATCCTCGCCAAATTCGACAGTGATCGATCCGTCTTCATTCTCGATTGTCCGGCCGACGCCAAGCTCGGAAAGCATTTTCTCCTGCTCTTCGAACGGAGAAAGGCCGCCAGACTCGACGTCAAAAACAACTTCTGAATCCTTGTCGGTTTCGCTGCCGTCATCCTCGATTTCTACAAGGATATCGTCGGGAGTCCTGAGGGGCTTGCCTACGTTGAGCATGATCTATCCAATGCCTAGAATACGGAATAATATCTGTTTCCGGGCTTGGATTGGGAATCTTCTGTCCAATCCTCATCGCGCTCAAGGCGGATGACGCCCCCGGCGCGGGCCGTCGCAATGGCTTGTGTGCAGGAGTCAACGTAGTCGTCCCCGTCTCCTGAATTGGGGAAAGCCTCAAACTGAGCAATGACTTCGTCAGCTTGTTTGGACGGAACGTACCATATCTGCCCTGATTTGAAAATATCGCTGACACCATTTACGCGAAGAATTTTGTCGTTCTTGACGCGGCCGGGATTGAACGGCGTGACCGGCAGGCCGGCCAGCCTGAGCTCCGGGATGAGGGATGTGCCCTGCGCGGTGTTTTCGATAAGCAGCGCATCGGGCTTGAACTTGGCGTTGAGCTCCTTGGCTTTTTGTTTAAGATCAGGAAATTCGAGACGGGCGCGGAACGCGTCAAGAAGTATGAACTGCGGGTAATCTCTCCCGCCCGGCCCGCGTGCGTAGAACATCCCCCAAGTCGTGCATGCCGAGAAGTTGGAGCGGGTATTGGCCGTGGTCGCGGTATCCCATGACTGGATGATGTATTCCATCTCTGGAAGCTTGCCACGCTCATCGATATCCCACTTCCGCCACCAGTTGGATTTGATGAGTGCAGCGCCAATCGAGACCGGGTTCTGCTGGTACTGAGCGCTCCAGCGATGGATCGGCAGTTCGTCCTTGACGGCGTTGAGTTCCTTGAGAGACCAGAATTCCGGCCACAACTGCTTGCCGCTGGGAAGGATGGCTGGAAAATCAATGACTTCCCATTCGGACTCGCCGCGCTCTTTTTCAGCCTTGAGTATCTGGGCGACAAGGTCACGCTGAGACCAGCGGGTCACGCAGATGATGATTGCGCCTCCCGGCTGAAGACGCTGGCGGGCCAGCATGTACCAGTGATAGGCCTTGTCATAGATGGACTGATCGCCGCTTTCTGCGGCCAGCGCCTCGGCTTCCGAGTGAGGATCGTCGATCACGAGCACGTCGGCACCGCGTCCAGCTAGCGCGCCGCCCATACCCACGGCGTAGTATTCGCCGCCCTTGTTGGTGTTCCAACGGCCGGCTGCGGTTGAGTCTGCGGCAAGTTTTACATCAGGAAATACGTCCTTGTATTCCCGGCTCTGGATCATGTTCTTGACCTGACGGCCAAAGCCCTGCGCGAGCTCGGCCGTGTTGGACACCTGCATGATTTTCTTTTTGGGATATCGGCCAATGAACCATGCCGGGAACAGCACGGAACATTGCACAGATTTCATGTGGCGAGGGGGTAGTGTGACAATAAGTCGCTTAAGCTTGCCTTCAGCGACGCGCTGGAAGGCATCAGCCATGATGCGCAGATGTGCGCCATCGACATAGTCTGGATACATAAGGGAGCGGAAGGAGGCGAAGTTTTCCCGCTCTACCTTGCCCTTGGTGGCGCGGTCCAGCTGCTCCAATAGCTTGATGAGCTCGGCGCGCTCGTCTTCCGGAAGCGCGGCCAGCGCAGCTTTAACATCGCCCATGGACATGCAGAAGAACCTCTCCTGAGGAGAGGGATAGTAGCACGACGGACGCTATCGCGGGCCGCTTAGCTCCTCGACCGCTTCCCGATGTGCAACAGCATGCTTGGCGAGATATCCAAGCAGGCTGCTCATATGATTGACTTCATTGGGGCCGAGAACAACAGGCACACCCCGGGCCGCGATTTCCCTGATCTTGTGTCCCGTGAAATGAGCCTCGCGGATCAGCTTCTCGTGGGTCCACCCATTTGGCAGGGACAGTTCGTCTACTTCTGAGGCAACGCCCATGCTATTTCTCCAATTCCGTGTTTGTATACGCGTACCGGCGGGCCGCAGTTTGTCATCTTCGTGGCAGCTAGGTGGACGGCCGTTGGGGCATCAGCGCCGGCCGCAACAGCCCCAATCAGGAACTGATAGGCAGAACCTGACATGCTGGGCACTTCCATTGGATAATGCGCCTCGAAACCCCTGTTGTTGAAATAACTCCAGCCACCGGACGGCCGCACCACAATGATGGTGTAGTCCTGTGCTTCGACGTCGTAATCCCTTGAAATCTTGGCGACAAACTCTTCTTCCGTGATCGGCTTGCTATCCTGCTCGCCGACGCCGGTGATGTAGTCCTCAAGAAAATCCTGCGCTGTCTGGCCGGTATTGACAATACCGGAGGCTGCCATGAGCCAGACGCCCTCGCTTGTGGTGACAACCTTGACCTTGTCGATGGAGCAAAGCTTGAAGGCGTCAGCCTCTACAAGAAGGGAATCAACAG